TGAGCTTCACGTTGATGGCGGTGATTTTCTCGGTCAGCTTCTTAATGTGAACGAATTGTTCGGATCCCGTTTCGTATCGCCTCAATTCGTCCATGAGCAGCTGCAACTTCCTGTAATAGATTCGGTAGATGTCGCGTGAAATCATGAGCCGCAGCGTATTGCCTTCGTCGCACTCAGACCAACGATGATTAACGAACTCGTACCAAATGTTTTTCCCGACACTGGCACACACGAATTGCTCCTTGAACACGTGGTAAACTACCATCGCCAAATCGAAATCGGTGGATTGGTCCGTGCGGATAGTCTCTTCGATATAATGGTCGATCGACCGTTCGTGCACAGAATTGTATTGGTCCTGCGCATCGCGCCGCGACCAGTAACGGATGGACCGATTCGTGAGACCGATTGGATTATACGAAAATCCGCGCCACATTGCCAGGTGTTTCGGTATATCAGCAAACGAGAATCGCGTCCACTGCGCACTGAACAGCATCCATGACAAGAACAGGCGCGGACTCGTATTATTCAGTGCAAACCCGACGTGCAACCACTTTGAATAATCTTCATAATACTGTGCCGGCAACGTCATGACATACTCGTGCGTTTCGCGAAGTTCGTACTCTTTCGCATCGAGTGATGCCAACATTTGGTCGGTAGCATCGCGCAAGTCACGCGGAGTTTTGATTTCGTGGATTGCCCACGCAACGGTTCGCTGCGCTCCACCCACCGGCTCATTGTCCAAGTGCATTATAATTCCACCCCCCGCACCGCCACCGCCACTGCCGGCTCCCGCGACTCGCTTTCGCGCAGCGGCCGACTGCGCATGCGTAAGAGATGATCGTATTGCGTCTAACCGTTTCATCAGTTCGGCAGTAGCCGGACCGTCGGTATCTTTCGACGTCGTGAGAACTGAAAATTCACAATGTCCCTCATACTGAGCGGTTAACTTGCAAAAGTTGTGTTCCAAATCGAACTCGGTTGAACGAGTTTCGCGACAGTGCCACTCGCCCGAGCTCCGCGTCATCGTGAAGATGTATTTCAGCTCGTAAGACTTGTGGTTCGGTTTCCTGGATCCATACAGCTGCCAATTGGTATGACCCTTTACTATACCCTCATCATAAACCTGTTCCCATGTGTTTGTAAGAGGCAAGTCGTTCCATATTTCCGGAAGTTCGTGCAACAGCTCTTCACGAAGAAGCAGCTGAACTGCGCGTTCCATTTTCATCCCGATGATCATGTGAATTCCGTCTTTTGTAATGTCGGGCTGCATGTTAACAGATGACTTTTCAAATACATAGAACGGGATTTCAGCATCGTCGGATGGGAAATCATACACCTTGTTCAGCACATCCATGTATGCCGATACCATATCAACGACGTGACTCTTCTCGTGTCGTCGCTCCTCCACATCAGCCGCATATTTGAAGTCGAAGTCTATAAGACAGGGACCATTTGTATCCTGCTGCTGTTTTTCTGTGAGGTATTCCTGCTTCTTGTCAACAAACACGTGCTGATAGTATCGTTCATAGAATGCGGGCAGCTCAGATTTTGGAATCATGAACGCTCCTCCGATACTCAGCGTCCTGTCGGGAATGCGAGTATGCGAGAACCGCTCCCCCTTTTGTGTTGAAAATTTTGATACATACGCACCGTAATCCATTTTTGGGGCGGCACCTGCACCGGCGCCGCTTGTTGCATCACCACCGCTCTTGTTGCCTCCTATAGTTGCACCCTTTGTTGCCGCAGTTGCAGTTGCAGTTGCAGCCGCTACAGCGTTTCGCTCTCTTTTACCGTTGATCATATTTAATAATTGTAATTGATTTTGATTGTGATTTGGTGTGATTTGATTTGGTTTGTTGTCTCTGAACTCGGTATTAGTATTGCGTCTGGCTTATTGTTACTATGTATGCGACGTTGCGTTTATCTCAATTTTATTAATTAAGATTATTTTATCCTCCTAAATATACTTTTTATTTTTTATAAAAAAATGTAATTCAATTATTTGACGAAAAATAACGAAATAATAAGAAATGAATTGAATGAATAAACGGATTATGGATTATTCAAATAATTATATTATAATATACAATATAAATATAAATATATGCAGATATATACACCTACATACCACCATCACACAACCGAACACAACATAATACAATCAATGACTACGATTGCAGCAGCATACAAACCTGCTCAGATTACGGCCCAGTACACCTTGTCGGATTTTGAGCGTATTACGTATAATGGATTTGAATATACGATCCCACCCGCTACCCTGGCTTTAGTATCCAGTCTCGCGGACCAGGTGGGTGCACCAACCTATGTAAAAACTCCCATATTTCCAAAAAGTAAAGCGGGATGTCCTATTACTGCAACCACCGCTGCATCGGGACAATCTTCCGACCGCCGTGGCGGATTAAAGCGCCCCGACCAGCAAATAACCGATGACGATTGGGAATCCATTCGCGCGTTCCAGGCGACCGAGCTCGTTAGGACGCAGGGAATAGAATCGCATATTAATACGATTCGGTCCAATCTTAACCGTTTAACTGCCGATAATTATACGGATGTTCGCGATACCATTCTGAAAAACATTTCCGATTTGATTGCAGACAACGCAAGCGAAGAAAGCATGTTGAAGATTGGCAATTCAATTTTCAATACAGCAAGTTCAAACCAGTTTTATTCCGAGGTGTATGCGCGATTATTCAAGGATTTATTGCAGCAGCATGATATGTTTCGCACCATTTTTGATGCAAACTTGAATGATTTTCTGGAACTGTTTCGTTCCATTGAATATGTAGACCCCAAGAAGGATTATGACCGATTTTGTGAAATGAACAAAACGAACGATAAGCGAAAGGCCATGTCGCTGTTTGTAGTAAACCTCATGAAGGAAGGGATTGTTTCATCCGACCAAGTGGTTGAGCTGGTTCTCGACCTTCAAAAAATGATTCGCGAGTTTCTCAAAACGCCCGGTAAAACAAACGAAATGGACGAAATATCCGAAAACCTGTTCATTATTATAAAAAACAGTCACACTTATTTATCCTCCACGGACGAATGGGTAAACATTTTAAACAGCGTCACATTTATCAGTTTGCTTAAAATAAAGAGTTATCCAAGCATTACGAACAAGACGATATTTAAACACACTGATATTCTCGAGTTGTTTCAATCATAAACATTCAAAGCAGTTGTTAAATGTTAAATAGAGTTGAAGAGTTGAGTTGTTAGCGTTTTTGCACAAATCGAGTTTATATTAACATTGTTACCATTGTTACCATTGTTACCATTGTTACCATTGTTACCATTGTTATTGTTACTTATCTTATTATTTATATTATTCTTTATCTTCGCGCTCGAAAGCGCCAAGATACATGTTTGTATTAATTGTTCGGTTAGAGTGTTATCGACTATATCAATGATTTCGTCGCAAAATAAAACTCTTGGATGCGCTTTGTATACGGGTAAAAACTCGTCGCGCTGTGTAGGGTATTCGCTGACCACTATTACATTTTCAAATTGAAGTGCTGTGTGTATACGGTCCGTTTCCAAGATGCTGTTTGTATAATAATGTATATTCAATACAACTCGCGCATTTGCAATCAACTTTAGAAGTTCGTCTCCGAAAACACGGTTTACGATCGTAACCCTGGCACCGCAATCCTTTTGTAACCGGCCCGTGATATTTTTCAAAATGCATTCTCGTCGATCATTTATGCCTCCATAAAATAGAATATCAATTGGAGACACATCAGGCATCATCATGCCAATTTGCTGAACTTGATTATAAATATAAATAGGCGGAACTAAAATTTTGATAAACTGCTGTAGTTTCGTCGGATAATAGTTTACATTTATGGCACTGTAGTCATATGAGGCAACACTATTTTGTATTAACTCCGTCATTACGGAATCAAACACAGTTTTTACCATGACGCCGCCATCGCCTGTAATTTTATTTTTATCATTAAGTTGTTCTAATTGATATATACAGTACTTATGTGGATCAGGTAATGATTTTGAATCGGGAACAAGTATCTGTGGTATTAAAATGAACATTAATTCGTTTGGTTTTTCACGGTTGCGTATAATATCGGAGGTATGAACAATCTGGTCACATGTAATACCTGACGTCATAATTTTTAGGTCGCGCAAAAACATCTGACTCAATGCGCGCGTGAGATTCGCTACATATTTGGTTGTGTAGAAATGGACAGTTTTAAATTTAGGTTTATATAATGTCATTAATTATGATTTTTCTTGTAAGTAAGTCGTAAGTGTAAGTATATATAAAATATAAATTACGTTATGCGTTTATATTTTATTTCTATTTCTTTTCTTCTTATCACGTTTCATATTTACATACAGGTTGGTTCACAGATTTGTTTCACAGATAGTAATATAACTCCCACAAATTAGAAATATCTCCAAATCCATCTCTATTCACATATAAAGTATTTATACCACATTTTCTTGCTCCAATAATATCATTTTGATATTCATTTCCAATCATAATAGCATTGCATGGAATAATATTATCTTTTTGTAAAGCTTGTAAGAATATACTTTTACAAGGTTTTTTACACACTTCATTAGAAAATACAATTTCGCCTCTAAAATATTGAATCAAATTTGATTTTTTTAATGCATCTATAAACCCTTTTTTGGAATGTTTCGAATTAGTTATTATCCCAATTTTATATTTTTTATGTAAATATTGTAGAATATCCAATGCATCAGGATACAAAACACCATTTGCATTTTTATTTTTTATAAATTGATTCTTCATATGTGGATATGCCAACGTATCACCCCAATCAAAATAAATATTAGTTATCATTATATTTTGTATTTGCACAAGATTTTTAATTTATTCTTCTTATTATTAATTGATTATTTGTTTGGTTCCTCTCTGCGCTGAGCATTTTCAATCTTCAATTCTGAAATTTTTGAATGCATCATCGGTGTTTTCGCACTTGCGGTTAACTTGTCTAAACTGTTCAAAGCTTTATCCAGTGCATTTCCACCGCTCTCCATGTGTATATCGATTTGTGATTTGGGTGGTTCGAGTTTTTCTGGTGGTGGTTGCGGTGCCGGAGTAGATGCTATGGGTTTTGGTTTTGGTTTTGGTTTTGGTTTTGGTTTACTCACAGCAGGTGGAGCAGCAGCAGCAGGTGCAGGTGGAGTCGCCTGCTCTTCATTTTTCTTCGGTGCGAAATCGGATTCTGAGCCTGAATCGGAATCCGATATCGGAGGCATTTGTGGCCGTGCTTGCACTTCTTCGCCCACGACAGGTTCACGTATTCCTAAGAAATCGGCCGAAGAATGGTTTGGCTGAGTGTCGTAATTCATACTCAGCTTTATATTGACACCCATATCCACGGCATGTTGCATTGCAGATTGGCGAGCGGGGTCTAAATCTTGAACTATCGCATATACTGGAAAACTGTTAAGCGGTTTTGTGCAAACTATGATGTGGTAATTTTTAGTGGGTTCGTCGCCGGCTTCGGAAATATCGTCTGCGTATAATACGCGCGAATTGGGTGGCCTGCCATCTACTCCGTTTACAAAAAAGGTTGCAAAAAACGCGGCGTCAGATTGTGGGGTGGCGTTCATTTTCGGATCACCCATAAGTATTATCGGAATTCTAAAATGCTCAGCCAACAGCCAAATATCAAACGGAGTTAACGTGTAAGCTGCGTGATTAATTGCGGTCTCGATATCCATTTGATCGTTCAGCACCGCGCCAGCCAATGCTTGCATCGGTTGACCAAAATGCATCCACAATTCACAAATTTTATTTATATTCATTGCATTATCAATATCAAAATCGGAGTATAAGTTGTATAATATATGTTTTGTAGAATTCACATTTTCGTCACTGGGTAAAATGTTTAATATGTGGAGAATATTTACCATGAGAGCAAATGTTATGTGACCGTCGGCTGCATCAGCGCCAGGTATTCCATAAAACACATCCATTGCAAATTTACTCGAGTCTTTCTCGGGTAAAACGTTGATAACGTGCGCCGGTATCGCACTGTTTGTAATTCCAATTACTTTGCGCGGTGCCTTTTTGCGCTTGAGATTGAATACCGACGTGTTCGGCATTTCGACCCGATTCACATTGTCGTCATTATAATCGAGAACATTCTCTTCTTTTGCAAAATAGGCTGCATCCCTACCAACCATGGACTGCGTCAATATAATTTCGTCCTCGCACACTGTGCGCGGAACTTTAATTGCCATGTGTTTGGATAACTTGGTTCCCATTATGAATTCGCGCATGCGCTCGTAACGCACGAGTTCATCCGCCAATCGAGAATAAAATATAGGTTGCAACTGTATTTGCGAAGTGGAAGAATCAACTGCGTGTAACAGTCGGTTTTTGGGAATCCTGAGTCGGCACTTGTTCTTGTCTGAATCTTGATCGTATGCACAAAATGCAAGTTTAGGATGTTTCGGATGTCGCTTGCCATCATCGCTATCGTCGTCACCATCACCATCATTACCGCCAGTGCACGAAGCGTCGTCCAGACACGATGAAATTTCGGAAAGCGCGCTTATATCATAGTCTTCATCTTCGAATATAACGTGTTCGTGCATGAGTTTATAAAGCAACCGCTTGACTCCTTTCAGTTTTTTCTTATAATTATAATTCTTGGAATCGTTATAGAGTATGGCGGTGATTTGCTTAGAAATGTCCGAATTCTCTTTTTTCTGAAAAAGATTACGAGCCGTCATTCGAAATGCATTCAAAAAGTTGGTTTCCATTTCAACGCCTCTCACAGCTCCAAGACGATTGGGTGTTTCGTACTCTCTGTCTAACAGCAGTGCCTTGTCAACCATAAAATGGTCATCTTTTACGCCAATGGCATGCGCCATTGCAACCGGGGTTGTTACATCCATATACTCGCCATCGGGAAGAACCTTACGAGCTTCAGGTAAAGCATGCACGAACTGATTTGTCTCGGTGAGAATTCCGATTACCATGGGCATATCCGTCGAGTCGTCTGTTACATCAACTAATGGAGCGCACGGTAATCCCGTGAGTTCATTCACATAAAGTAGAAATGCTTTGGTTTCGTCGAGTGATAACCACGCGTTTTCGTTGTCGTCGTCATCTGTATATTTTATCTCGTACTTTGCCCTTGCACCGTCATCATCCATGATAATGTTCGAACTCTCGGTTGGAATGAACCCATGCATATCGCGTTGATGTTTAACGCGGATTGTTACGAATAGTCCAACCACCCGATTATCGTAATTTAAGATTTGTCTGATAATATCAAATCCATGGTTTGTAAGAACTCGCTCGATATGTTTTGCGTGGTAGTTGGGCTTATACCCTTTCTCTGCACCCTTAATTCCGTGAAGTCGGGATATTATGGTAGGACAGTGCACGCTTTGCATGTTACTAACCGTTCGAATAGCTCGTTTTATTTTGTCAAACATATTCGGATGGTGTAGGTTAGATGTATGCATGTTAAACATAAATTGATACGTCTTGGCATTCTCATTCTGACCATACAGGCATATCACTTCGTAAGACGAATACCCCTCCTTCGATCGTCGTCGTATCAAAAGAAATGTGGATTTTCTGTGGTCAAAAAAACTGTCAACGTGACGATTCGGCGGACACAATATATTAACGGCGTGCGTTTCGTCGTTCTCTGGCAAATCAAAAATAATCATATTGGCTCCCTTTTTGAAGAGGTTGGAATTGGGTGCAGTAACCACATCCCACAAAAGTTCATGGTCGAGCACCGTCTGATCACTTTTCAATGCAGTTGTAAATTTACTATGTGCCTTGCACATTTTATGCAATAGCGCATATTTGTTACCGCGTGTTTTAGAATCCTGTTCTTGTTCCGCACTTAGACTCAACTGCTTGAATATATCCGAATCCCGCGCGTCATCTGAAACCTGCTTCAATCCATCCATGATTTCGCCAATGCTCAATTTATCGTTCTTTTTATCATAAAATTGTGTGATCAGCGTTCCGTTATTATACGACACGAAAGAATCCAGCGTTACTGAGTCCGCAATAACATTGCGCATGTTTTTTATTGACAGAGGTGGGCTGCTATGAATTACAGCTATTGCGCCCAAAAATGACTGCAATTGACTTTGTTCCACGCCGTGGCGTAAAATGCATCCGCTTGTTTTTATCGTTGCATCGTCGCACATTTCTCCAGCGTTTACAACGTTCATAAATTTCTGTATTTGAATCGGCAAATATCCCAAATTTTTCGGGCCAAGTTCAGATTTGGCCTTAAGAATGTTACTTACGGGGGCCATGTGTTTAGACGCAGACCCCTCTGTTTCTTGGTCTCTTTTTATAATGTCACGTAACTCATCCAGTGGCGGAATTATGCCCGTCTTGAGTATTTGATTCTTCCATTCCGGAATCCTGTTTTTTTCTTCGTCGCCCGACGCACGCAATGAAAATAGAGAAGATCCGAAACAGCACGGCATAAAATCGCTTTTGAGTAGCCCCGGAAAAAGAGGTTTGTAGTCTTTGTCATTCAGAGCGTCCGCGAAATCGTGAACATGTGCCGGTAATTGTTTTTCTTGTTTCAAAGTAAGATAATATAGTTCCGGTTTAGTATGTTGTAGTTCACTTTCTTTTTTATCCCAGAATCTCGGGCATATGTACCATTTCATGGTATCTGACGTACTGCCAAACCGTATTGCATGAACGAGAAGTTTTCCAGTCCCTTGTTCTGTTTCAGAATATCTCAAAAAACTATATTTTGGTGCGTTGGGGTTTTTCAAAATACCAGCAGGACTTTTTTCATATTCGGTCATCTCTCTATCAGTAAGCGCAATGGGCTTATTTTTATGATCACCCTTTGTTCGATTTACACAACATTGCGCATAGGTGAGCTTTCCAGTTGAAGTAAACAGAGCAGGATCCTCAGCCTGCAATTTTTTTAAGAATATTTCGCGATCCGCCTTTTCGGTTGTTTTTGACGATTTTAAAGCCGCTGCTGCACCACCGTCCGCTCGTCTGCCTCGACTTCTGCTGCGACTTCTGCTGCGACTTCTGCTGCGACGCCCTCCCCCACCATATTCTTCTTCTTCTTCTTCGTCTCCTTCAAACATCATGTCGGTATCGAGTTTACCTGCCGGTGCTGATACATCGGGAGGAGAAGGACCTGGAGCAGCAGCAGAAGCAGCAGAAGCAGCAGCAGCAGAAGCAGCAGCAGCAGCAGCAGCAGCAGCAGCATTTGCAGAAACTGCCTCACGGTCTTCAGTCGGCTTGAGTTCGTCGGCCTGTTTTGGCCGCATTGTATTGAAACACTTATCCCCGGCCACTTCACCGTGAAACATGCGTAATATTGAGTCGATATAAATAGGAAAAGTGCTTAGAAAGTGTATATTATTGATTTTTTCTACGCGTATCAGGGTATACGGATCACGAGACCTTCTGTCCACAGTGTGGATACCGTCAATGAATGTCATATGCAACGTATTTTTTGAAACGCCGCGATTATCGTGTTTTGATACTCGCTGAAATGCATATGTCGTGCCACCATCAGCTCGTTGGTCATTCAGCATCCTGAAAATACCGCTGCCACAATTAGCAACAATGTTATCCATATTCATGCGGTTTTTATGCGTGACCTTGAAATCATATTTCATATCCACAATTCGAACGCGATCAGTATCATACATGGTTTCAAATTGGGGCAATAAAAATCCGTTTCGGCCAAATATAATATTCAATTTTGAAATAATCGGGTTTACCGAGTTTGAAATAAGTGTGTCCATTTTCGAAACATCGCATACGCCGGTGTCTCGCATTTGCACCGTAATTGCGATTTCGCACCGATTGTTGAATTCTACCAACATGTATTCGCATCCAGTCTCCTTGTCCCCGTTAATATATAAGCTGATGCACGCTACACCCGACTTCAATGTTTTACAACACAAATCATTATTTATAGTGTTAAATTTTGCCTTGGATAATACGGGCACCCGTTTCCCATACCGATTTACCTGTGGTGCATGGAGCTTAAATACGCTGTCTCTATTTACACCATCGTGTCTCAAACGAATAAACGGAATTTTAACGCTGCTGCACAAAAATTTGAATATCATTTCAAGTGGAATGTGTCGCGATATTTTGACAGGACTAAAAACCGCGCATACCGCGGAAATACCTTTCGACAAATATGTGAATGAAATAGCTTCACCGGCAGGATTTGATATACTAACATTCGATTGGTCATAAACATCGTAAAACAAATTCACGTTTTTGCATTTTGTCGTAAAATCTTGATCCGCAATATCTTTTATTGCTATACTCCTAATAACATCTGGCAATGATTCACTTCCGCGTTCAATTGCCAAAGCTTGCTCTAATTGCGTAAGAAACGGAAAATATGTCTGCATGGCATTCTTTACAGTTTTTTCGAGGTCATCGTCGCCGTAAAACGTTTCCACGTCTTCCCATGTGCACAAATACAGTGTGTTTGCGTTGTCAGAAAATAGACCATAGTCCATTAACATGACGTCGTCATCATTTTTGAAATTTTCTCCCGTCACATCAGGTACATGAGCTGCACCTATGAACGGGTTTACGGAAAATATGTATGGCGGTATATTTGCATTTGCATTATCGCGATTGCCGTTGCCATGATTGAACGAATGACCAAGTGCGACATTAACAATAAGGTGTTCAGTTTCTTCAAGTCTCAGTGCTCTCACATCTTCATACGAATATATGTGTTTGGGTTTAACTGGCAACACAGCGGCTTCTTCTTCTTCTTCTTCTTCTTGATTATCGTAACCAGCATCTATATTTGAAATGAAGTTTTCAAACACTGCGTGAGTTATGGGGTCTCTGTTATCTCGAGTCATAAGGTTGTATGCAGTCTGCGTGTCCATCTGTTTTATTTTGCGTCCAAATAGGTACATATTGTTTGTGGACAATGATTCGAAACCGGAATTTGAATTGGACTCATCGTGTGCATGGTATATCGCTCGCAATACCTTTCGTTTCACGGTATTGATTGTATCGTCTAAATTTATTCTTTCTTTTACAAATACCAATAATTTCCCGATACGCGATTCATCAATTGCTGGTCGGATTTTACTCATCTCTTGATCCGAAAATAAATGAGTGTTTTTAATTGCACTAATATAATCGTTTACGCTCAATAAATTTGCATTTTGAATTAGTGCATCCGGACAATCGGACCCACAAAATACGTATATTTTTTTTATGATATCGTCCTTATTAATATGCATGATTTTGAACACTCGACTATTTATATAGTTTTGCATAGGGTGGTCATTATCATCGTACACACGACGACTCATATTCGTGTTTTGTGTTATTATTGTATTGATTTGTTTTATGTATTATATTTATTAATTATTATAATAATTATATTATAATAATTTAAACAAAAATTGATTCGATCGATTATGTTTGTTTTACATAAAATCATGAAATCATACCACCAAGCTTCAAATATATATATATTATATCATGGCAGAAATAAATGAGACGACGTCTGAAATGAATAAAACCCCCAAATCAATTCGCAATAAAGGAGTTGACCAATTTTATACCATACCTGCTATATCGGAGAAATGTTTAAAGTGTGTCGGCGGTCGGTATGATTGGTCCAGGTGGGACTTGGTAGTTGAACCAAGCGCTGGGGGTGGAAGTTTCTTTACACGAATCCCAACCGACAAGAAAATTGGAATTGACATTGCACCCACACACAAGGATATACGTAAACAAGACTTTCTCACATACGAACCGCCGTCAGATACGTCGTCGTCGCACATTCTTGTTGTAGGCAATCCGCCGTTTGGTAGAGTGTCATCGCTTGCCATAAAGTTCTTCAACCATGCTTCGAAGTGGGCGCGCGTGATTGCCTTCATCGTTCCAAGAACCTTTCGGCGAATTAGCGTTCAAAACAAATTGGATCTGAATTTCCATCTTGTATTTGACGAAAACGTTCCAATGGACCCGTGTTCGTTTGAACCGCCCATGATGGCAAAATGCTGTTTTCAAATTTGGGAAAAAAACGATGATGCTACAATAATTCAGAGACCAATTGTGCATCTTTCAACCGTGCACGCAGACTGGGAATTTCTGGGGTTTGGACCAAAAGATTCACAAGGACAACCAACGCCTCCCAATGAGGTGACTGAAGATGCAAATACCTTTGCGCTTCGCGCTTATGGTGGAAAATGTGGGCAAATCGTAAATACTGGTCTTGAATCACTGCGTCCGAAAAGCTGGCACTGGATTAAATCAAAAATACCAAAACAAACGTTAATTGACAGGTTTAATTCGCTTGATTACAGTGTAAGTCTCGATACCGCTCGTCAAAACTCTATTGGCAGGGGCGAACTTGTGCATTTATACAGTGACGCATATGATGCTGATGATGATGATGATGCTGATGCTGATGATGATGAGGAAATACTTGGAACGGACGAACCCGACTACAAACCCGACCATGAAGAAGTCGAAGCGAACAAGCTGACAATACCGACAATACCGACAATACCAATACCATTTAACGTCACATTTCTTCATACTATGCAGGGATGCGCGTTTGATAATTTATCCAAAGAAGGTTATACAGGAGTGTTGAAGGATGGTAGAGTATTTTCCCATTTTATAGAACCATGGTTAGAACAGAACTATCCATCATTGAAACATATAAAAGGCTGTAAAGGCTATGACTTAGTAGACGCTTCAAATGAAAATATAAAATACGAACAGAAAACATTTACAAATGCAAAGGCCGGATGTAGCTTTAGACCCTCAAATATGAAGGGTGCGGGTAGAAAATTTGACCAAACAATCTTTGAAGAAAAAACAAAAAAACTATTATTCATTATTGTTAGCAATATTGACTTCCCGAATATAAAAATTAGGTTCGTAAGCGGCAACGATTTGCTTGGCAGTTATCCAACCGGCATAATTCCGCGAAAGGACTTTGATAAATTCTTTAATTAGTAATTAGTTCTATTTCATAGTTCCGATTCGGAAATTTTAAATGGCAGCATTGCTTTCCAGCAGTCATCGTTCACCGAAGGACGAAGTGCGTACTCTTTGATAACATAGTTATCGGCGATTGACTCGTTTGTGATGACACCGTGTTCCTTTATGGTGCCATGTGCATAGCCACCATGCGATACAATGAGATTTTTAATGTCAGTCTTTGATACTTTGAATATATACAGTTCGCCTTCGTCCGCAACATTGTCGTGGCACAAGTGATACGCGGTTAGTATATAGTCATCACAATCGTGCGCCGGTCGTATTTGAACGAAATTGAATTTCGCATGCGTCGCACCGCCGACAGACACTTTGACTTCCGAATTCATTCCATTCTTGGAGCAATCACCGGTACACTCATTCGCATTGTTTTTTACGTAATTGAATTTTATTCGTATAAACCGTTCCAATAATGGCCCGTATTGCTGTGCAGACAGGCCGTAAAGCACGCAGTATACATGAGCATCTTTTAGTGTGGAGAGTTTCATAATCCGAGTCTCATGTTTCACCGTCGCATAAGCCAGATGTTCCTTCAGCTTATTTACTCGTTCTACCTTGGTCATTTCCGGTTCATCGGATCCATTCAGATTTGAATTATTTGACATGTGACCGGCTGCGTATATTATCACTCTTTGCTGTATGTATGCTGTATTTGTATACGCGTTGAATCGAGAATCAATTTTATAAAATAAAAATAAAATAATAATATTATTATTTCGGGTTGATATAATATAAAAATACATCATCCGGGTACATTAATAATATTAATAATATTAATAATATGATTAACGTAGGGTTCTTCGTAAGGCACTTTTGCGAACGCGGAACTGAGGTTGCAATTTACGATTATGCGCATTATAATGAAACAATTTTGAATAATAAAAGTTGCATCATTTGTTTTACACCAGAAACGCAAAATGCATTGAAGTTTCCAGTAGACCGTATAAGTTATAATAAGTTCAAGGCTCGGTTTCACGTGATAGAAATATCAAGTATGAATGAGATGGCTGGCGTAATTCAGTCACACAACTTGTCTTTTTTTTACACGTTGACACATGGAGGAGGAAACGATATTTATCATTTCAACGATAAAAATATTTGGGGGGCCTGTAAAACCATAAAACATTGCGTTTTCGATACAACATTTCCAGAGGCTGATTTTTATGTCAGTATATCCGAAATGCTAAATGCTAAAAATAAAACGAACGTTCCGGTTATACCCCACATCGCATGCTTACCGGATTGCAATGACAACCTGCGAGCTGAGCTGGGCATACCTACTGGAGCGACTGTATACGGCAGATATGGTGGATACGACGAATTTAATATCGACATTATGCATGCCGCAATCCGAGAGTATCTTAGCGATGGAGATGCGATTGTCGTCGATAAAAACTGCTATTTTTTATTCATGAATACGGCCACATTTTACGAACATCCGAGAATCATTTATCTGGATAAAAGTTTGGATTCCATTTACAAGGTGAAATTTATAAACACGTGTGATGCCATGATACATGCCAGGCAAATGGGGGAAACGTTCGGTCTTTCTATTGCCGAATTTTCAATACGAAACAAGCCAATCATCACTTGTATGCGTGGTGACACAGAACATATTAAAATCCTCGGTGAACGCGCGATTATATACAATTCAATTGAAGACCTGCTCGGCACTTTTAAAAATATAAAAACGATTATCAAATCATCAGATGATTGGAATGCGTATACGTCATATTCACCTGAGAATATTATGGTATTATTTAAAAATATTTTTGATATTTAATTTATTTAATTTATTTAATTTAGTATTACTATTTACTAAATTAATTTACACGAACTATCTATCTCACAATCACATTCTCGCAATCACAATCAGAGGTATAATCCGTAAAACAGTTTGGTCTCGTTCTTCTTGAGTAACTGCTCTAAATTGTCTCGGGTCAGAGTGAATGGAAATGACACCTTGGTTTTCATATCCTTCGAAAACATAGTTGTAATAGATTCGGGCTTCATCAATCGATACAAGTTCAGCTTGGTATGCACGATTTCCATGCAGCGCTTCAGATTACGAACACCGTCTTCCTTGTCCGTGTAGTTTTCGACAATGAACTCAACCATCTCTTGCGAAATAATAACATCGTCGGCGTTGAATCGAACCTGCTCTATTATCTTCGGAATCAGGTAATTCTGCGTAATGCATACCTTTTCCTTCGCATTGTAACCGGTGGTGTGGATTCGATACATTCGGTCCAACAGAACACGATTGACACGACTTTCATCGTTATAGCTGAAGATGAACAAGCATTTGCTCAAGTCAAAGTTAATTTCTGCAAAATACTTGTCGTGAAACTGGCTGTTCTGAGTGCTGTCAGTCAAATGTGTCAATACACCGACAATCTCGTCTCCCTTGGGCGTCTCGCTGATTTTGTCCAACTCGTCAAAGTATATCACGGGGTTGGTTGTCTTACACTGCATCAAGATGTCGACAATTTTACCCCACGTGCTGCCCTCATACGTGTATGAATGTCCTTCCAGAAAACTACTGTCGGTGGCACCGCCCAGTGCAATAAACGCGAAATCTCGACCCAGAATCTTGCTAACTCCGTCCTTGATGAGACTCGTCTTACCCGTTCCCGGCGGACCTTGAATTGCAACGGCGGTTCCCATCGCAGCTGGATTAGAAATCCACTGTCCAACAAGCTGCATGATTTGCAGCTTGGCGTCGTCCAGACCGAATACCGCTTCGTCCAGGCGCTTTTTCGCCGACTCCATAAACGCACCACACGCTTCCATCCCGTTTGCAGCGAGTGTCACTGGAAGAGTCTTCTCCGAATTAAACGGGATTTTCATAAAGCCGTCCACCCAGTTCTTGATTTTAAAATACTCACCGGACCCAGGCTCCATGTGTCGAAGCGACGAAATCTTACTCATTGCAATGGACTTGAACGACCGAGGAATATGGGACTGCAAAACACTCAACCGGTAAGGCACGTCGCTGAATGAAATCTTGTTCACTTCTTGAATTTCTTTCAGCACTACTCGTTGTTCTTCGGGTGTGAGATGCTTTTTGAAATACGCGAGATCATTTGTGGCATTACGCTTCCGCAACATCTTTTTAAACTCTTTACAGTTTGTCTTCTTCTCCTTTGAAAGGCGTTTTATTTTCTCAGTGCGCAATTTCTTCGCAGCATTCTTAAGCTGCTCGAAGTAAGCTCTCAGCACCGAATTGTCCTTGTCGCCCTTCAGCAGCTCGCGCATATTTGATAGCAGCATCGTGACTGTCGCTTCATCTTTTTCATATGCCTGACGTCCAATTGGAAACCTATTTACAAATTTTCCAAAATCGAATTCACCACCACCACCACCTGCAAACATTTTGGATGTAGATGTAGCACTCGCGTTTGATGTGCTGCTAATCAAGCTTGTGTTGCTCCCAGATCGGCGAAGCGTCTTTGATTTCGGGGTTGTTTCATCATCATCATCATCATCATCATCGTACTCATCTTCATCATCATCCTCATCATCCTCATCCTCAGCATCCTGATCATCCTCATCATCCTCCTCATCATCCTCATCATCCTCATCATCCTCATCATCGTCATCATCTTCATCATCTTCATCATCGTCTTCATCATCATCCTCATCCTCATCCTCATCATCACTGTCATATTCATCTTCATCATCGTCATCATCATCTTCATCATCTTCATCATCTTCGCTACGTCTCCGGCCCTTAGAATTCATTGTAATAACAATGTTAAGGTTTTTGGAAAGTAATTTTTTAAGATGTGCTGCCGCTTGTTTTTTGCGAGAAATGGATCCGGCAGTTGCTTCGTCCGCAACTTCTCCATCATAATCATTTCGAGACGATTCGTCTGTAGTGGTTACCGTCTCATGGTCATCATCTTCATCGCTTGCATCAGACGATGAAGGTGGGTCCGCTGCAACAGGTCGTCTGGTCTTCTTCTTATCGTCACCGACCCTCCCACAATTGAGTTTAGACTGGGTCTTACCACATCGGTCAGCAGCGGTAGTCTGTTTCGGTTGGATTTGTTTTTCGCTTACCGGAGAAGCTTTCTTCAATGAATTTGCCGCAGCCGGTTTTGTATTTGTTGATGTGGTTGTGATTTTGGGTTTGTCGGATCCAGCTGTTTTTCCTGCCATACGACCCGGTATTTGTGTAATTTGTGCAATTTGAGTTGGCACTATTCGCCGAATTACCTTTCCAGACCGCGTAGTGATTCCTTCTATTACATTTGTATTTGCAATTGTATTTGATTTTGAATTCGCAATTAAAGCTGCACCGCCGCCTTTTGATCGGGTGGGTTTGCTCATCATACGACATTCTTCTTCGTCTGCACGTATCTTATTTGCGAGAAATTTTGATGGAAATTGCGAAAACAGAAATTTGCGATAATCGCGGTTGAATTGTCCGTTGTCCTGGTCGTCTTCGTCACTTCCATTATTGAAGTTGTTATGCTGTTTCTTGACCATTGTTGGTTATGAATCACGGTTGGAGTTGATTCTATCTAAAGTAGTACCGAACGTTGTTTTTAAATTATATAATAAAATAATGTTGAACAGTTCTCAATTTTATTTTTTATTATTGATTATTGATTATTGATTATTGATTGATTATTGATTGATTATTGATTATTGATTATTGATTATTGATTGATTATTGGTATTGATAAAATTAAAAATATCTACGACTGAATCATCGATCGATTACAGTTTACGTATTGTTCGACGACAACGACGAATTTTGAATCGATGTCGTCGATTGCACTTGCGGCATGTTTTACGACTCCCACCACCACCACCACCACTTGATCCAAATGATCCAAATGCACCCATATCTCGTAAACTCCTCAATGAAGTGTCACTTTCTGCATTAGCAATTGGTTTTGGTACATGAGTTGTTGGTCGCGGTTTCTTAAAAGGAGATGTTGTTTGATTTATTTTTTTATTTGATTTCTCCAAATACCGGTCCAAGTCTTTTAATTCACTAATTTGCATCTCGATATCATCGGCATCATCCGCAATCGGCTGTTTAAACGGAAAAACCGCTGCTGGTTTATCACGCGTTTTAAACTCACCGCCGTGATTGGCGATATCATTTTTAATTTTAATAATTAATTGTCGTATCATCGGTTTAATATTACCAATAATGGTTTTAATCGGTCCCGTAGTAACCACTTCGCTTGCTGAAAGTAGTCCAATTATAATTTTTGCAAGCATTGTATCTTCTGCAAGCATTTGTCTCGCTCCACTCGCAGTCTCCATTTGCCCATCGGACGTATACCAGTAATCGTCGTGTGCCGTGTCTGCTTTGGTTAGGCCTACCCCCGTGGCAAGTTTAATTGCACGTTTAGAGTACCATATTCCATTGGTTACAGGTAAAACTTTATTTTGTATTATGTTAACAATATTTATTATGTAATTATCGGATGGTAACTCGCCACCTTTAATTTTTATTATGTTCTTTAACCATTGGTCTATTATGGCATCATATTCTGCCAGCCATCCATAAGATACTCCGTCGATTACCAGATGTTGAAAAATTATTTTGCGATCATCTGGAGATAAGTGTCGCCCTAATGTTTCATACATAGACGCTATAATGGTTGTATCCCCGTCTTGAAGTCTTTCTGATGCATGTGCAACCATATAATTATATATTGTTTCGGTTGTTTTATTCACTACATCATCGGTTTCGTTTTTTATTCCTTTTATCGCATCTGTCCCAAGTTTTGATTTTCCGATTAAAACTGACAGAAATGCGGCTATCAACGTTCCAATCACAATTTTAGTAGTTGTCGCCGACGTTCCCAACATTGTGGACCGAATGTCGATTTTGCTGCGCACTCTATCGGTATGTTCTATATCTTCTATGTGTGATGTAGTTGGTGCAATACTCATCTTACCAGACCCCAATGAATGCGGTATTGGTGGTCCTAACCTCAATGTCGACGCGGTAAATGGTCGCTGCAACGTGTTATGCAACGTGTTAGCAGCATTACGAGAAACGCCACGTAATGACGCGCGTAACAACGGAGTAGCAAGAGTAGCAAGACGGCGACTAAAAGTGCCACCATTTTTCGTAGTTTTATTTTTCACCATTTCATATATTATATTATTACTTATACTTATATGTATACAAAATAATATCGGAATATCGGAATATCGGAATATCGGAATATCGGAATATCGGAATGATGGATTAAATATGTATTTTTCTACGATCATTCATTCGATCCGATCATTGATCATTCGATCATTTTATTCAATTTGAGACGGCACTGTTCCAGGTATGCTGGTAGAAGGCGCCGACCACGCACCAAGTCCAACGCGTGTAACAGCGGCAATTCGTAAACTATACGATAACCCATTCGATATATTGTTTATAGATGCCACGTATCCGTCGTAACCTGGCGCATTTGGCACTGTGGTAAATTCGGTAACTTGTTTCGGAGCAGTCCCTGCTGTATTTTTCAAATACACATATGCAGAGTCATCAGATTCGCTCGTAAGTTTGTATTGCACGTAATAATAATCCACGGTATTTGTGCCAACATCGACGGGAGGCTGCCAATACGCATCAATGTGCTGCGGTCCGGGCGAAAGAAACAAATTAATCGGTGGACCGGATACAGTTCCCGGAATTCCTTGTATTTCTGTTGTCGGTAAACTGTACCCTATGTCATTTTTACGAAGCACTCGAACATTGTATGTAATCCCATTATTCAGATTCATAATGTCTCGATTTGTATTGTATATGCCCGATAAATCTATATTTACCCAGTCCGTGCTTGATGAGACCGTGGTTGGTTTATACTGAAGCCTATATCCTATAATCGGATACCCACCATCACTTGCACCGGTTCCATCCCATCGAATACGAAGTGACTCGTTAAATGGAAACACATTTACAGATGACGGTGGCTGTGGCACGGTTCTCGGTGTTCCCACGATATTTTCCGAATATTCCGACCATCCGAGCACATTCTGTGCGGCAACACTCAAATAATAATCTCGCCCGTTGGTTAAACCGATAAACGCCTGAGTGCGATAAGCAATCGTATTTACAATTCCAGAAGGAACTGATATTACCGGAAATTCGGTCCATACAATCGGCACCGCGTCCGTCCGAATTCGCGCGCGATAAGCGGTTGTGCGATACCCGTTGGCCTTCACGGCATTCCAAAACAGCGTGAGGTTTGCACCAGCAACAGTGTCGACCGTTACACCAATTTGCGTTGCAGCCAATGGTGTTGGAACACTACCCGGAACAACCGCAGGAATGGGCTGAGAATACGGACCGCGGCCAATTCCACTTAGTGCCGCAATTCGAAACGTGTATCCGCGTCCATTCGCAAGGCCAGATATCACGCTGAATACAGCACTGTTTCCGCGCACTGAATCCGGAACTATATCGGTGCGCATGTCAATTGGTATTGTATTCCAGGATAAGTCTGCGATTGGCGGCGGTAAAACTCCCGCGCTTATATCAATTGCTATGTTCTGAATGCTATATGTATAAACGCTCAGGTCACCCTGATTTAAAGGGGGTAACCACGAAAGTCGCACTTTACCACCAGAGTTCGCTATAACAAGTTCCGAATTAATACTTGCCGAATTCACACCGCCGGGCCTCGCTCCCGCAACAGCAAACGCCGGATTTGGAGGAGAAAGCATGGAACTAAATACTCCAGTGCCAATATAATTTGTGGCAGCAATTTGCACGTCATACGTCACGCCGTTTATGATTCCGTTTGTTGCAGATGTCAGTGTGTATGCGCATGCGCGTTTTCCAGCATCAACCGTCACGCCAGACGAGCTGATTGTGATTGAAGTATATGCGGATGCGGCAGCGTTCACATTCTTATATTTTATAATATAGCTACTAATGGCGTAGCCTTGGTCGTATGGCGCAATCCATTCCAATGTGAGCGCATTATCTCCGCCATTCACAAACAGAGTGGTAATCGCGTTTGGTGTTGTTCCCGGCAAAACTTCGGCCACCGGAGAATATGGGCCGCGACCAACCACATTTATCGCCGCGACGCGTATATAATATGTTTTACCGTTTGTAAGGCCGAAAATTGTAACATTTGTCAGCGCATATTGTTCTGAATATGTAATCCAGTTACTATATAGATTGGCAACGGGCCTTTGGGTGGTATATTCTATTACATATCCCAGTCTGGGTTTTCCGTCATTAAACGATGGTTCCCAGTTCAGCGATATTTGTCCGTTTCCTAATACCGCATTCACTACCGGAATTTGCGGCGGCAGAATCAAATTTCTTATACCGTAATACGAATACGTTTTATATATGGGTGGGAATCCCAGCGCAGAATATACATCATCTATCACCAATCCGAGCATGGATCCGGGAAAAACAAGGAAGACTCGCCCTCCCACCAAAATACTACGTATCGTGTTTTCCGTGGCAGTTTCAATAATTGCATCTCGCCCTTGATCGTAATAATATTGCGGAGTGTTGCTCGGAGTAGGTGTAACAATTAGGGGTCCGGTGGCGGATGCGTCCACGTAAAATGATTCGCCCGGACTTGACGGAATATAAAAGGCTCGGCCAGTGTATCGCGACAAGTTGGAATTTCCACTCAGGTCGGACGTAAGAACATCTACCATAATCTCGCGAATATAGTCGTATATTGGATTATACGTGTGCGTGTTCGGAGTGGTGGACGTGGCGGCGATAATATCTATTTCGCCACCAAGGCATTGCGTAACTTGCGCCTTTGTAATACCGCGATTGTTGATGTTTTTAAGGAGTTGCAACCGCTGCGTGTTTGTGAATGCCGCCGCGCCGGTTAAATTCGACCCGATTATGTTGGTGTTTGTAAAATTCGTGCTCGTAAAAACTGCATTCGTAAGATCCACTCCCGTCATGTCGAAATTTGTCAGATTTGTTCCGTTCAGCACGGAACTTGTCAAATTTACGCGCGGTCCGATGATATATGCATCCAGCGTCGGAGCAGGGCTTCGAAGCACGTAATGATAGCCTGCGGTGATTGCATCAGGGGGTCCGGCCAATGCACCTGTCAGCGTGTTCACAAACGTGGCACCAGTTAAATCGGCGTGGGTTATATTCATCCCGGTTAATGCCGTGTTGTTCAAATTTGCATTTGTGAGATCGACATATGGCCCGACGATGTATCCACCCGATGCGCTAACTACAAATGTAAACGCAGTCGGCAATGAAGTGGGCGGTCCGGTCATTCCGCCCGATTTTACGCGCGGCATAGCCGAACCTGAAAATCGCGCATTCGTAATGTTCGCATCCGTAAAATATGCGCCGCTTAAATTGAGTTCACTGTCGAGCTGGTTACGTAACGATGCACCGGATAAATCGACACCCGGGCCGATAAAATACCCGCCGGTTCCATCCCCCCCTCCACTGAGACTATTGTCAACAACGAACCTGTATTTTGGAGGTAATGACCCTGCTGCAGGCGGCCCGATCATTCCGCCGCCACTCTTTACATTTATAAGAACGGCATTTGTGAATGTCGCGCCGCTAATATTTAATCCCGTAAACCGGCAGTTCGTCAAATTTACACCGCTCAAGTCGACTCTGGGTCCCACGATATACGCACCAAACGAATTGTCCGTCATGAATACGTATGGCGAAGGTAATCGATTTGGGGGGCCGACCGTTCCGCCGCTTTTCACATTCGTTAGATTCGTTCCCGAAAAATCGACGCCGGTAATGTTCATACCTTTAAAATTATACCCCGACAGGTCGGCACCCACTAAATTGGCGCCCACAATATTTGCATTTGGCCCGATGATAAACCCGCCGCTTGCAGAACTCACGATATAGTTGTATGCAGGTGATGGGAAAAACGCAGGAGGACCAATTAGGTTGGGTCCAGTCTTCGTATTCACCATGATTGCACCCGTTAAATTTGCGCCGCTCACGTCTAATCCGGATAGCACGCAGTTTGTCAGATTCGCTCCGGATAAATCCACGCGACGACCCACAATGTATCCGCCGCTCGAATTGTCGTTTACAAAAGTGTATCCCGGAGGCAGTGAAGCCGGGATGCCGCGAATACCGCCACTGCGCGCATTCACGAGTGACGTTCCGCTACCGGCCAAGCTCGTGCTCTGCATATTCGCATCCGTAAATATGACTCCCGACAAATCGGTTCCGTCCAGGACCGCGCTTGATATATTTACACCGGTTCCAATAATGTATCCACCATAGCCCGATGTCGCGCTCACATTAAACGTATACGTGGTCGGAAGAACTGCTGGACGACCGGCGGCTGATAAATTACCGGATTTAAGGTCTCGTAATCTCGCGCGCGTAAAATTCGCACCACTTAGATCAGCGCCGGTTATTACCGACCCTTCCAGATTCGCACCACTTAAATCCGCGTAAGGACCTACAATGTATGCACCGCTCGCGTCGTTTGGTATGAACAAGTATGGGGCGGGTATATTTACAGGTGGATGCGCGTTCACCATACCGCCGGACCTGATATATCGGATGCGCGCGCGAGTGAAGTCTGCGCTGCTGATATCCGCTCCAGTAATCACCGACCCTTCCAGATTCGCACCGCTCAAATCCGCATAAGGTCCTACAATGTATGCACCGCTCGCGTCGTTCGGTATGAACAAGTATGGACTTGGAAGCGCCGCCGGTGGATGTGCGTTTACCATACCGCCGGACCTCACGTATTTGAGCCTCGCGCGCGTGAAGTCCGCGCTGCTGATATCTGCTCCTGTAATGATGGATGATTCCAAATTGGCACCGCTCAAATCCGCATAAGGTCCTACAATGTATGCACCGCTCGCGTCATTGGTAACAAATAAGTATGGACTTGGAAGCACTGCAGGTGGATGTGTGTTCACCATGCCGCCCGACCGCACGTATTTGAGCCTCGCGCGCGTGAAGTCCGCGCTGCTGATATCTGCGCCTGTAATGATGGATGATTCCAGATTCGCTCCGCTCAAATCCGCATACGGTCCTACAATATATGCACCACTTGCGTCGTTGGGTATGAACAGGTATGGACTGGGTATATTTACGGGCGGGTGGTTATTCACCATACCGCCGGACCTCACGTATTTGAGCCTCGCGCGCGTGAAGTCTGCGCTGCTGATATCTGCTCCTGTAATGATGGATGATTCCAAATTGGCACCGCTCAAATCCGCATAAGGTCCTACAATGTATGCACCGCTCGCGTCGTTCGGTATGAACAAGTATGGACTTGGAAGCGCCGCAGGTGGATGTGCGTTCACCATGCCACCCGATCTCACGTATTTGAGCCTCGCGCGCGTGAAGTTCGCGCCGCTGATATCTGCTCCTGTAATGATGGATGATTCCAAATTCGCTCCGCTCAAATCCGCATAAGGTCCTACAATGTATGCACCACTCACGTCATTGGTAACAAATAAGTATGGGCTTGGAAGAACCGCCGGTGGATGCGAGTTCACCATTCCTCCCGACCGCACGTATTTGAGGCGCGCGCGCGTGAAATCTGCGCTGCTGATATCTGCTCCTGTAATGATGGATGATTCCAAATTGGCACCGCTCAAATCCGCATAAGGGCCTACGATATAGGCACCGCTCGCTTCGTTCGTTATAAAACGGTATGGGCTTGGAAGCACTGCTGGCGGGTTTGCATTCACCAATCCACCGGATCGAATATAGGTTAGCGTAGGCGGCAGTATCGCTTGCGATATATCGCATCCGTAAATGCTTATGTAGGATAAATCCGATCCTACCAAGTTTGCGCGGGTTAAATCCATGGTAGGGCCAACAATGTATCCTCCCGATGAAGTGGTAGTGACGTAACGATAACTTGAGGAAAGCGTCGGCAGCGCGCCCGCAGTAGCTGTAAGCAGACCGGTCTTGGTTCTCGTAAACGACGCGTTTGTTAAATTCACGCCTGTCAGCACAGTATTCGATATGTCGGTGAATGCCAAATTGGCTCCGGTCATGTTCACATTGGGTCCCACAATGTAACCGCCGCTAAGAGTTGACATAATTAGCCTATACGGCGACGTTAGAACGGTTGGCGCCGGGCTCGAGCTTATCAATCTCCCGGTTATCGTATTTGTGAAATTTGCATTTGTGAAATTGACACCATCTACGCGAACGAACGAAATGTCGGTATTTTTAAAATTTGCACCGCTTAAATCAATGTTCGGTCCGATAATATATCCGCCACTTACCGAACTTTCTATATAGCGGAAATCCGCGCTCAGTGTGCTCGGCGGTCCAATCAGACCTCCGCCACCAACGCGAGTTTCATTGAACACAATGCGCTCCATGAGAGCACCGCTTATATTTCGACCCGTTAAAACGGTTCCAGAACCGGAAAAGTTGGCATCATTTAAATCAACATTCGGCCCAACCAGATAGCCACCCGAAACCGTGGTAGGAAGAATGGAATAATTCGCAGTAAGTGCACTCGGTGCACCAACAGCGTTCATGTTACCGGATCGAGTTCGATAAAATACGGCCGTTCCCAAATTGGCACCTGTAAGGTCGGCTCGCGCGATACTGGCATAAGAAAAGTTGGCACGACTCAAATCGATGTATGGTCCTACTATATAGCCACCCGAAAGCGTGGTTTGCACGTAAATGTATGGAGCTGTAAGTGACCGAGGCGGGCCTATATTGTTTCCAAACTTTGCGTTTGTAAACGTTGCACCGGTCATAATCGCATTCGTAATATCCAGTCCTTGCAAATTGATGGATGCAAAATTTGCACTACCGAGATTTACATTGGGCCCCACCACATACCCGTTGGTTGTGATCACATATGGTGCGTTGAGCGGAACACGCGGCGTTCCAGTTACGCCACCAGACCGCACATTATAAAAGTTGGCATTCGTAAGGTTGGCGCCTTGTATATTGCATCCGCTCAAGTTTCCGCCAGATAAGTCGGCTCCCGATAAATCAGTGCTTGGACCGACGATATATCCAGTGATAAATGAAAACGATGGTGGTAACTGGCGCGGCGTTCCGATAATGTAGCCAGACCTTACATTTGTTAGATTCGCCGATCCAAAATTCACGTTGGTTCAATTCGTGTACCGCAAGTCGGCACCGCTGAAATCAACCAGACTCAAATTCACGTTCGGACCAACAATGTAATCGCTAATAAATGTATAATCCACAGATGGAAGAACTGTTTCCGCGTTATGAATAACCTTACCCGTAATTGCGTTGTATAAGGTCGCGCCAGTTAAATTGATTCCAGAAACGTCCACCCCACTCAAATCACCATTGGTTAAATCGACAGACGGACCCACAATGTAGCCGCGCGTGAGCTGGTATTTTATATTTTCAGGTAGAGTGGTGGTGGTGAATAATGTTCCCGCCGAACCATTGACTCCGCCCGACGACGTGTTTGTGAAAATAGCATTCGTCAAATCGCTTCCCGAAATATCGACGCCACCGCTAAAATTACCATTTGTGAAATCATATCCACTCATATCCAGCCTGGGTCCGACAATATGTCGTGCCGTAACTTTATACCCGGTTGTTATTGCGCTCGGAACTCCAACAACGTTGCTTGTTTGGATCCGCGTAAATACCGCATTCGCCAGATTTGCACCCGATACATCTACCGCGCTAATATTTACGCCGGAAAAATCTGCTCCACTCAAATTAACGCCCGGGCCAACAATGTACCCGTTTAAAAAATTGTATCCGTATTGGGACCCGTTATAAAATGCGGGATCCGAAAATATTATCGGATTTGTGGAAAGCATTTCAATCCCACCCGACCGCATGCCTGTAAATTTTACGGCAGTGAATTTTGCACCGCTTAAAAACGTATTGCTTAGATCCAGTCCCGTAAAATCTCCACCGGAAAGATCGACATCGGGGCCGACAATATATGTTCCACGAATCGTATATTTTGTGGGTAATCGGGCGATGGTTAACGCGCTGTAGCGCATATTACCGCCGCTACGAACATTATTCAAGATGGTATTTGTAAACACCATGTTCGTGATATTCGCATCGCTGAAAACCGCATTTGCCAAATTCTGCCCGGATAAATCGGCACCACTCAGGTCTACACTCGCGCCAATGATATAGCCATTTCTCTGCATATAGTTTGGCTTAAGAAGCGGAGTTGTTCCCTTCACGCCACCGGTCCTAACGTTTACAAAATTGGAATTTACCATATTGGCATTCGTTACTGTGGCATTGCTTAAATCAATGCCGCTGAGGTCGCTGTTTGATAAATCGACACCGGGCCCAACAATGTATCCGCCGCGCAGAGAGAATGTCGTGTCTGGAAAAATCGGTAGAACCGGCGACGCGACAATGTTACCAGATTTAACATTCAGAAGCACGGAATTTGTGAAATTCGCGCCGGTGATATTGGTGCCGCTAAAATCCTGGTCTGTGAATATGATATTGGTTAAATCGGCATAAGGACCAATCAAGTATCCGGATATAATCTTAAACCCAGACCCGGGCGTAAATATGGGTTGAATCCCATTATTAATGGCAATATTTCCCGACTTCACACCGGTAATATTCGCACCTACAAGATTAACACCCGTAATATTGGTATATGCCAGATTCGATCCCCGCAAATCGGCGCCGCTTAACACGACATAAGGGCCAATAATGCACCCATAACCCGCGGTTGAACTGTATACAAAACGATACAGTGCAGGAAATGTCGGATCCTGCACTGAAAGATCATCGCCATAAATATAGCCCTGATAGGTTACGCTGACGGTTGTTGCTCCGGTCAGAATGCTTCCTGATAAATCCGCTTTCGATATATTCGCATTTGTCAAATTGGCGTTTGTAAAATTGGCATTTCGCAGGGTTGCTCTGATTAGCGACGAACCGCTTAAATCAAGACCCGTGAAATCACCTCCCGATAGGTTTACAGTTGGTCCGAAGATGTATCCACCTTTCACAAAGTAGGATGCGTTGGGCATCGTTGCCGGGGCTGATAGCGAATTTGTTAGCCCCCTCGAATATAAATTCGTAAAATCGGCATTTGTAAATTTGGCACCGGTAATATCACAATCCACAATCGATGCATTCTTAAGAAATGCGCCGGTCAAAATAGCGGTAGGTCCTACAAAATAGGTCGCATTGTTGTAGGATGGATCTTGACTGGCTACATCTTGTGTGTTGACTCCCACCACCAATTTAAACCCGGTTGGAAGTGATGACAGTATAGGCTGGTTCCGCATAATACCGGATGAAACCCGCGTAAAATTGGCACCCGTAAAATCAATACCGCTTAAATCGACGCGGCTGAATACTGCCCCGCTTAAATCCGCGCTTCGGCATTTTGCACCCGGGCCTATAATGTATCGTTGAAATGCCGGACTACTCTGGCTGTATCCGTTCGGAATAATACGGTAGCTTTCGGAAGGCAGCGTCGGTTGAGTCGTAAACGACATGTTTCCACCGGATTTAATATTTATGAAATTGGCCCCTGAAAAATCCGTAAACGAAAGCGTGGTTCCCGATAAGTCTGCTCCCGATAAATCTGAACCTGTGAATTTCGCAAATGCGAGGTTGGAACCGCTTAAATCAAGTCCCATTAGTCCCGTGCCATACGCCACTCCGTTTGCAGCTGCAAGTGTTCCGACCGTAATGTTGGAAAGGTCTACTCCAGGACCAATGAGATACCCGCCTCGAATCTGATAGCCCGATCCGGATTGGAATAATGGAGGATTTCCGGCAGTAAATGTTATCCCACCCGACCTCGTCCCATTAAACGATGTAGCAAGCGCACCTGCATTCGCTAAATTAGTGTTTGTTAAATCCACATTTGCAATAATTGAACCATCCAGCGATTTTCCAGCGAGAGAAATATTGGGCCCTGCGATGAATGATACTCGACTGCTATTGGTTACAAACGTGTATCCTCGCGGCAAATTTGTTGATGCATCAAAAGATACATTATTGGATACACTGTTCGTTATAACTGCACCACACATGTCGACGTTTATAAAATTGGTGTTATCGAATACGGCACCGCGCAAGTTCATGCCGCTTACATCAACGTTGGGGCCGATAATATATCCACCCGATACATCTGTGGTAACGTAACGATAGTCGGATGTTGGCATGACGGGTGCAGTGGTTACAAATGATAAGCCGCCCGTTCGCGTTCGATAAAATGTGGCGCCTGCAAAAATCGTCCCGGTTACTACCGATCCGAAAAATGACGTTCGGGTCAAATTGGCATTTGTAAAATTGGTAGCTGAAAGAGCTGATGTAGACCCTGCAGCCACTGCGGCTGCGCTGGTTCCGAAAACCAGTCCGGATAAATCGGTTCCGCTCACATCCACCCCGGGGCCAAATATGCGACCCGCGTATAACACGTAACCAGAACCGCTCGTAAATGTGGGGCGATTGCCCGCGGATGCGGTTATTGACCCCGACGTTTTCACACCCGTTAACGCGGCATTCGTGAAATCTACACCAGTGATATCAACCACATTCCGCAAATCGTAATTGGTAAGTGATGCGCCATTCAGACTGACGCTCGGGCCGATAATGAATCCGCCTGACGGATTTGCAGAAACTAACCGATTATAAACATACGGAAATGAGAGAATGGGACCTGAAATATCATTTCCAATGGAATCAATCGTGATCCATCCTGACTTCATACTCGTAAATGTCGCGTTTGTCAAATTGGCGAGCGACCAGTTTATTGAATTGGCCTGTGTGCCGAAATCATAGGATGTCAGGTTTGCACCGCTTAAATCTACACGCGGTCCATGTAAATACCCACCCACCACTTTATATTTTGCAGGAAGAGACGGTGGTAGTAAACTGTTCAAGGTTATTCCGCCGGACCGCGTATTTATAAATACGGCATTGGAAAGGTTCGCATTTGTAAGAACGGAATTACTCAAATCAACACCTGTTAAATCCACGTTGGAAAGGTCAACGTTGGCGCCTATTAGGTATCCGCCGCGAACCACATACCCTCCCGCTGTTCCGGCCGTGAATGTAGGGGCAACCGTCGGTTGTGGAATGTTTCTTGATCGTGTTCGGGTAAATGTTGCACCCGTGAAGTTGATGCCATCAATTATCGTTCCAGAAATATCTGCATAGGATAGATTCGTGTTGACTAAAATGGAACCACTCAGCGTAAGATTATATAGTTTAATACCAGACAAGTCTTTCGACGAAAGATTCACCTGAGGTCCGAGCAGAAAATTATTCAGAAATACGTGACTCGCACCGGGAAGAATTGTAAACGACGATGAAATCGTATTACCTGATTTAACGTATGTTATATTTGCTCCAGCAAAAGTTGTTCCGGATAAATTAACATTTGTAAAATCGAACCCGGAAAGGTCGGCGCCATTGAAATTCATGTTCGGTCCTATGATATATCCACCCGTAAGCCCGTAACCGGTGGCAAGCGTTGGTGCCACAGTTGCAGTTACTCCGGCGATAGTGGCAGTGGACGAAATTCCGCCACTCGTAACTCCCGTAAGATCAGAATTCGTTAAATTCGCGCCGGTTAAATTCGTATTTGCGAGTGACTGACTTACTAAATTGGATCCCGATAAATCTACATACGGGCCAATAAAGTAGCCGTTTACAATTGAATATTGCGCACTTGGAAGAATTGGCGCAACCGGAGTAGTTGTAAGTTGCCCGGAAGCTACATTTGTAAAAATAGCGTTTGTAAAATCTGCACCAGAAACATTTGCACCCGTAAAAACAACACGCGTTGCATCCACCCCGCTTAAATCAGCACCGGGTCCGATTATGTATGTGGGATACGTATTTATTTCATCCGAGATGGTGAATATGCCACCCATGCTGGTGTGAATTTCGCACTTGTAGTAAAGCGTGTTTGGTGCATTATTCGGCACAATGAATGTGGTAACGCCGCTGCCACTACTTATACCGTTATTTGTAACGCCGGTCGTATACGCGTCGCCGGTTCCGGTGGTGGCTGCAGTTTTTATCCAAAACGGGTGCCCGGGAGCAGAAATATTGAACACATATGTCGTCCCTCTGGTTAATACAAGGTTGGGATTGTCCTGACCGGCGATGACATACGCGCCTGTGCCAGAATTGGTAACGTCATATTGTATCTGGTTTGCTGATAACCGAGGGGTTACTATTTTAAAATTGGAAGGGAGTGTGGTAGTTAAAGATGAATATGTGAGTCTCCCGTTCGAAACACGCACTCCAGTCATAGATGACGCCGATAATTTTGTTTCGTAAATGTTTGAATTGGCGAAATTTGTTCCATTGAATACGACATCTCCGAGAGTCAATCCACTTAAATTCATCGTTGGACCCGCAATGAAACGACCGATTAGACTGTCGGTTAGCATAGTATACGCAGTGCCACCATATGCATTTGTCATTCTAAGTGGACCACTGCCAGTTCGATTTAAAAAATACGTTTTTAATCCGTTAATCACACACCCACTGAAATCAAGACCGTCAACATTCATTTGGTTTGCAGCAACCGATGCGTTATTATTAAATCCACCAATTGTAAGGTCTGAGATGGAGGCGTTTGTAAATTTCGTATTCAACATTGTGGCGGTATTCGGCATTGCTGAAATTGCGCTATCGTAACTAATCACGAATGATGATGTTGAAAGACTCGAACCAGAAAAATCGGTGGCATTGCAAATACAGTCTTGAAACGAAATATTTCTGAAATTTCCGGTATTTAATGTTGCGCGAGTAAAATTCCATCCCTTCAACACAAGTTTATCCCTCGAGGTGGGTGCTAATGACAGATTTACAAATGACAAATCGGTAAGGTCGGGTTTTGGGTTGATCGTATTGTCAAAATATGCCAATGACATATTGGGTCCGAATATGTAAGAACCGAGTAATTTATATGGCGATATCGGCGCAGTCACTAAAAATGCAACCGCGAACGATTGGGGTACGGGATAGTCAGGAAGCGCAACAGTTGCATTGTTTGAAATATTTTTCCCGCGCACGTATATTTTGTTGTCTGCACTGTTTAAAAAAACAGAAAACATATACGTGGGTGTAGGCGTAGTTCCTATTTGAGTCAAAACGTATTCCGTGTTTACGACTTTTACTATCAAATTTGAAGCAACTGTTGATGTTTCCGGTCTGCCATTCACAAGAAATGAGTTTGCGGTTACGGCATAATACCCAGTGCTTCCACCAAGAGACGGACTTGTCGGTATCGTTGCCGATGGTGATACAAGCGTGAATCTAATTGAAAATACGATTGTGCCAGATTCCACAATTTGCCCGGATTGAATAGTATATGTGTTCGGTATTTGGGTGGTTGTTCCGGAAATATTATTACTGATTAAGTTTTGAAAGGTGGCGCTCAACATATTCGTGGTTGAATCAATGGTATTATATGTAAATGTCGTGCCTATGAATTTGGCAAACGTCAAATTAGTGGTGTTAAGGATACAATTAATGATACTGGCATTCGTGAAATCTACACCAGTCAAGTTAGTTCCGGTTAAATCGTAATTCTGAATTAGGGCGCCTATCAAATTAACATTGGGACCAATAATATATCCCGATCGAACTGTGAGAAACGCATAATTAACAGTAACTGCATCAAGAAAATTGGTAAGGTTCTGATTTGTTGTCAATGTAAGATAGCATTGACCCGTTCCTCTAACCGTGCAAGTCGACGATGATTGGCTCATGAATTCGGCAGTTTTAAGATTTGCTGCAGCATATTCGGTATTGGTCAAGTACGTTATACTATAAGTGAACGTTGGCGAAACGAGATTAGGTGTGAATGCGCTGTTTGCGGGCGCCGTCGTCGCGAATGTAGTGTCTTTATCGGAAAAATACTTGGTAAACTGGGTTATTGCACCTGTAAATACTGGCGTTTTTAGAAATGCGATCGTGTGCGTGGCAGTGATCGTGTTAGATATTTGTTCACCCGTTTCTATGGTTTGCCCTGATGTAATTGTTGCGGTAATTATAGCCGTGCCGCCTGAAGTGGCGGTTCCTTTCAGGGTGACACTTCCAAGACTCGATACGGTACAAAAATTATTAGTGGGCGTGGAATACGTGATGTATGTGGCCGATACGTTACTTGTGAAAAACCCTGCAATATTATATGTTCCCGTGTTTGTTACATTTTTAGTTGATGTGGCGGTATTTGCATTAAGTGTGGCTGTTATCGTGTTCAGAAATGTAATCGTGTGCGTGGCAGTGATCGTGTTAGATATTTGTTCACCCGTTTCTATGGTTTGCCCTGATGTAATGGTTGCGGTAATTATAGCCGTGCCGCCCGAAGTGGCGGTTCCCTTCAGGGTG